TTGTTCCGAATCTAAACGAACGTCGCCACCCATTCCTTTAACTTTTAAGTAAAAATCATCATCTGATCCTTCGGTATTAACAACCAGTTCATACCCACCTTTTATGCTGGCAAATTTTGAACCACCCACCATTTCATGAGAATTTCTCAAAACACATGACCAATAATCCTCATTTGATTTATCAACTACACTTCCACCAGGATGCATTTCTCGATACGAACCGGAACGATGATACCAATGCAACCTTTCTGCCATAGGAGAATCATCAATTTCTATAGTATGACCACTTTCTGATACATGTACGTGATTATATGGATACTTGACGCTGTCCGAATAGGCTGGGTTTGGTTCGTTTAACTCAACCAAGGATCCATCACGATTACCCTTAGCTAATGGATAACCCTTCATTTGCAGTGCATATTTTCTTTGAACTATAGAATTATTATCTCCTTCTCTTTTTACGACTAGTGCACCCGAGGCGTTACTTCCCATTGTAAATTTAATTTTTGTACTTCCATCTTCCATGCCCCTAGCTAATCTAGGCGTTGTTGGCTCACCTAAAAATCTCTTAAGAGGATAATTATAACTATATTCATAATCAGGTACTCGCTCGTCAGTGTGGACGGTTGATTCTCGTAAAAATTCTGCCTTTACTGCTGCATTTCCATGGTGATCTTCTGCTGTTTGTTGCCCTGCTTCTATAGTCGGCTTATCGGATCTTTCTTTAATTTTAACTGAACCAGTTTCAAAGTCCCGAACGACATTAAGTGGGTGTTGAGGAACATTTTGTACATTATCACTTAAATGTACCAATTCCCCGGTAGCCGGATCGACATCATAAAATGTTGCATCATTATAATCGCGTGGATCATTAAAACCTTCATCTGGATTACATGGTTTATCCGGTCGTCCTCCTAATGTGCCTATCATAACCGGATCATTGGCTTCTTTACCGTCTCTAAAAAATCCAAATACCCAAGTACCTTCTACTGGTCCTGTTGGGCTTGTTCCAACTCCAGTTTGAGAAGCAGAAGTAATGGGCATCATAGGAAAAGCCCATGGTAAAGAAGAAGTGGGCAGGTCCTGTTTATTCTTGGTATGCCAACCGAGCCATCTTACACGACATCTTCCTAGAAACAATTTATCAAATCTATCTTCCACAACACCGACGGCCCATATAAAGCCCTCTTTTCCCATAAAATCTGTTTCCATTTTCTCCTTAATTAAAAACCTTCAGTAGATATCTTTCCTGAGGTTAACCTCCGGTTCGGCGCGCATAATCCGCCTCTGCTTCCGCTTTACTATTAAAATATGGTCCGGTTGGCTTTCCGTCGGCACCCAATTCTGTTCGATGGATTGGCCGGCCAACTTCATCAAAATAAGACCCACCACTTAAATTTTGTTCGCGGACCTCCTGATTCGTTATCTGACCTCCTGCAATCTGGCCGTCGTTGAATTCCGCATGCGGAACTGCGTCTGCACCAGTCAACTCATTTAGTACTGCCGTAGTACTTACCTTATCGTTATCAGCGGTTGCTAGTAAATCAACTAATTCCTGTGCGGCTGGTAAAGGGGTTTCAAATCCATCTTTTCTGATTTGTATTTCTTGGGTATATCTTTCACCATCAAAAACATGTTTTATTTTTGTCATTATGTATTTTCCGTTTAACCATGCATCATAGTTTTGTGCATTCTCACTAGCTATAGCTGAAGGCACCTTCACTTTACATATGTCTCCGACTCTTAAAGATGAATCACCATTTATTTTAATGGTCAATCTTATATTATCAAGTTGTTGTAACTGCGAATCTCTTTTTTGAACTCTTCTTTCAAGATTTGATGGTTTAACTCCGGGACTAGCGCCGGCGGCTGTTGTATTAGTGCCATGGCCGTCTGCTTTTCTATTGATTGCAAGAAAATAATCGTGATTAAAATTTGTTCCTGTTAATTTTATGCGCGATCCTTCTCCACCATCATCTAGTAAACAATCATGTTTCGGAGAACAAAGTTTACCTTCACCAAGGCTTCGAGTAAAATCCATCAACTTCTTCTTGGCTGCTTCGAAAGCCTCATCACTATCTTTTGCATTTGAATATAAAATATAATTAAAAGCTTCCATCACATCTTCCTTCAACCCAGTATATCTGTACCCTATCAAATCGTATCTCATTCGAATCATATCGTGTGTTATTAATTTGGAAGCATACATTCCCTCGCGCAAATTTGCTATGACATTAAAAAGGTTATCTATTCGAAACTCTTCTATATTATTAAATTGGTGTATTGGATCACCTTTTCCCATATTTTTATCAGATTCTTTAGGATTATATGTTGTAATGACTTCTGAGAAAAATGTTCGTTTCGGCTCTCTTTTAAAACTCGACTCCAAACTTTCAAATTTAAATTGAGTTAGAGTTTCATAGAACATGTAGAGAGCACCGTCGGCAGGTTTATCATCTCCGGCATCTGCCGCATCATCCGGCTCCTCGGGTGAGGCTGCTTCTGATTTTTCTGCTAAATCTGAAATAATATCAAATGGGCTACTAAACGGAAAACAAAAATCAAAATTGCCTTCTGTTGGCTCAATCCATAACTTCTTAGGCCTAAAAAAGTCACTATATTCCTGCATAGGTATTATTTCGCTGTCATAATGTTTTGATATAGGATCAGCAATATAATTTTGATAGATTTCTTTTACGATCTCCCCAATATTACGGTGAGAATATCCCTTACTTATTTTCTTCTTTTCACTAATAACGGCTTCCAATGAGATACAATGAATTACATATACTTTATATCTATCGGTGATACTACCAATAGGTGAAACGGAATCTACTCTAAAAAGTTTATGAACTTTAGAATCTTCCGGAACCATTCCGTCTTCTGGTCCCTCTAGATCCGTGAAACTTCTCGTCATTGCTTCGATAAGAATATATTCTTCGCCGACTAATGGCGCTAGCTCTCTAAAACCCATTCCATCTCTTACTGCAACATCGCATAGTAAATATGGTTTAGAGATATCTTCATATATAGTTACAGAATCAACTATCTTTGACATATCAATAGGGTTCGATGAGTTGGTAGAGAGCATTATACACTTCTCTATCTTATAATCACCAGCAACATATTGACCTTTTCTCACTGCTTCTGGTTCGGTCTCCACCTGAGATTTTATTTGAGGTGGTTTTTTATCATTTCTTGCTATTGGATCTAGCTCGTAGATTTCACTAATACGATCTGCCATATTTTTTATTACCTATATCGTTTATTTTGAGCTTCTTTAAGAATATTTTCGACATATTGCCTATTAATGATTTTAATACGTCTGTTTGCTTCATTTCTTTTAAATTCTATATCATATCTGGTGATTCTTTTTTTCTCACCATCCGGTAAAGCATTATAAGCATCTTTATCAATAATAACTTCTTTTAATGTGGTCTTATCTGTTTCTGCTTCTATAATCTGCCTATATTCGAAAATATGTTTTTTAGCTCTCTCAACGGACCCATATTTTCCTCTTATCATCTTTGTAAAGTCCTGATGACTTAAAGGCCAATCAAAATATGGATTAAACATTCTATTTGTTAAAAATATAATCCAATCATATTTTACGTCTCCGTATACGAGATAAGAAGTAGTATCTGCTCTTTCTCCATCTTCAATAGTGTATTCATCAAAATTTAAAGCTTTATCAATTACATTTTGTTTTATTAAATTACGAATAAATATGTCCCTTACGGTAAATGTTTCACCATATTTGTTACCATGTATATTATATTCAATTACTGGTAAATGTGCAAAATATGACATTAATAACCTCTTTGTACTAATTCTTTAGTGATAATAACTGTTTCTGTGAAAGTGAGTGTCATTTTTACTTCGAATGGTCTTCCATCTTTAAAAAAGAATGGGACGCCGGCCGCGGCATAGTTTACTAAAACACTATTACAAACGCTCCTTGCTATTTTGAACGGGCCATCGGTTTTGCCGCCCTCATTGTTATCGTGGCCAAATACAATATCCCACGTAGATGGAAATTGATAAAAATTATATCCAGCGCCGGTACTTATTTGCTCTGCACTCTGCGGTTCTGTTTCCGTTTCGAAAACATCGCTAATTCTTTTTTCAAATCCGGGCACCGTAGAAAATCTAAAAACCTTTATAATGTTTTCAATTGTTTTTGCCTCCTTTTCATTTGTTGCTATCATAGGAAATTCAAATACAAATTTTCTAAATTTTCCGGGACCGGAATAAAGTAAAGATAATTTAGGATTAGTCGCAACACTAAATGAACCGGCCATTACTTTCTTTGTGATATCCGATTTATCAGCAACCTGCCGGAGCACTTCTTCTCCGACCGAAGCAACGGTGCCCTTTACCGTATCCCACCAGTCCTTGTTAGTTGTCGCTTCGGGAGGTTGTACGGACTTATTAAACTGTTCTACTCCGGTTGCGGCAGCGGCAGCACCTTCTGTCAGTATAGTGGCTAAACCATCTTGTTCCGCATATATTGCTTCCGCGGTTGTAATCATCGACTGTGCGCCCATAGGAAGTGCTACGGTATATTGCTGGGTGCCACCTCTTTGTTGTCCATGAGGATAAGAAGTAAACAATACCCAGTGCCCTTCATCACCTTTATGTAATGTAGTTGGGTATGTAAAATCCTTCTGATTTTTTGTTCCGCCTGACACTTAATTCTCCTTAATCGCCATACTTAGTTCTCGTATAAATAGGTTCATATACATTTTTATTTATCGAATATTTATTATGGCCTACAAAGGAAAATATAAACCAAAAAATCGTGATAAATATAAAGGAAATCCCACTAATATAATTTATAGAAGTTTGTGGGAACGTCGTTTCATGGTTTATTGTGATTCTAATGATAGTGTTGTAAAATGGTCTAGTGAGGAAATCGTTATACCATATAGATCGCCATTTGATAGAAAAATACACAAATATTATCCTGATTTTTGGGTTAAAATAAAAAAACACGATGGAACCATTGAAACATCAATTATCGAGGTAAAGCCTAAATCTCAAACAGTTCCACCTAAACCCCGTTTAAATAAAAGAAAGAGTGGCAGATATTTGTTAGAAATGAAAAGATATGGTGTTAATGAGGCTAAATGGAAAGCTGCTACAACATATTGTGAATATAAAAATTGGAAATTTAAAATTATAACAGAAGATCAATTGCTTACTAAATAATACATGGCTTTAAAAAATCTTTCATACGTATCAGATGACGCTATTAAATGGCTCAGAATGAAGTGGGAAACCCTTCGTGATTCTTTAATACAAGGAAGGTCTAGATCTCTAACAAATCGTAATGCTATTATAAGTGAAGGTAATAGAGAAAAAACATTAAGAATGGGGCATATGTATTTCTTTCATTATCAGCCTAAGCTAAGAGAAAAATTAGCATATTATGATGTGTTTCCATTAGTTATTCCGGTAGGTTCCTATGCTAAAGGTATAATAGGGATGAATTTTCATTATCTGCCTTATAATATGAGAGAAAGATTAATGAAAAAACTAATTGGTTATTTAAACGAAGAGCGCACACCTGGGGGTAGGAGCGCTTATTTAAATATTACTTATAACACTCTTCTCCCATTTACAAGATTTAAAGAAGCCAGACCTACCATCCATAAATATGATATGACAGGGTCTTATGTTCGTTCTCAGTTCATACATGTCGAGGCGGATGAATGGAATACTGCTTTACATTTGCCGGTGGAAGAATTCAGATCAACCAGTGGTGGTGATGGTGTAACTAATACAGAAGTATGGCAAGATAGTAGGGACAAAATCGGTATTAGGCCATCTATCAGATAATATTTAACGGAATTTTATGGACATTAATACTTTCATAACAAAAATAGATGCAGATAAGGGTTTAGCTCCTTTAGATAAATTTCAAGTCACAGTTATTCCACCGCCAGATGTTAAGAATCTAGAAGGCATGGCAAATAATTTAAAAGGATTAGAATTTTTATGTGATGCTGCACCGATGCCTGGAAAGACAATTGCAACATCGGAATTACGACATTACGGCCCAACTCGAAAAATAGCAAGAGA